CGAAGTCCGCGGAATGCTTCGCGCTACGATGGAGAGGCTATGACTGGGAAGCGATCGCGCACCTCCTCGGATATCCGAATATCTCTTCTGCCCAGTCAGCCGCGCGAGACTATGCGAAGCGGAAGGAGTTGACGCTGCCGTGAGTCTGCCGAGTGGTCATGGGTGCGAGCGGATGCCGGAGCTCGAGCGCGTCATGCAGCTCGCGTACGAGCACGGGTATCGCGTCGGGCTCCAGGTCGGCGAGCATGGCCGATGCGTCGTCCATGTGCGCGACATCTCGCAGGATCGGAAGGTGATCGCGGTGATCTCGGAGACGATCGAGATGGGCGCGGCTGAACTTTTCGTCGAAATGTTGCGTCGCGCGTATGTCCCCCGGCATCTTGAAGCGATGGGGTAGGGGCTGCCGGGTGCCTGTCCGCCAGATCTGTCTTGACTGTCGCGCGCTGACCGCGAATGGTTCGCGCTGCGAATCATGCGAGGGGAAGCGGCAGGCGTACCGGAACGCCTCGCGCCCCCACTACCGCGGCGACTACGCGCGTCGGGCGCGTCGGGTACGGGAGGCCGCCAGCGCCGATCCGTCGACAACGTGCTGGTTGTGTGGCGATCTCGCGCGGGACGGTGACCCGTGGACGGCGGATCATGTCGTGCCTGGCGAGCCTTCGTCTCCTTTGATGCCGGCGCACCGGTCCTGCAACTCTGCTCGAGGTGATGGTCGTGGCCGGCGTGCCGAGGATGCGTTCCGCGTTGAGAGGCGAGGACGATGAGGCCCCCCGTACGAGTCCCGGGGGTGGGTCGAGACTCGCAGGCGACGCGCGCGGGCACCCCGGCCCCAATAGTTCGTGATGGCAACCATGCGCCCGAGGGGGCTACGCAGCATGACTGACACAGACACTCCGGTACCTGACGACCTCGGCCCGCATGGTCGTCGCGCGTTCGTGCTGGCATCGCGGCACGTTGCGAGCCTGCCGAATGCGGACAGTTTCCACGACGCGGTTCTCCGTTTCGCTCGCGCAATCGACATGGTCGAGGAGGTTCGCGCCGAGTGGATCAGTCACGGCCGCCCGAAGCTGACCGAATACAGCAATGGCGCCCTGGCACCCCATCCGCTCGTGAAACTTCTGGCCGAGTCGGAGAAGGATGCGGCTCGCGCTGGCCGCGCGTTGAAGTTGGAGCCCGAGGCGTTGAAGCGTCCGCCTGGTCGGCCGACGGGATCGGCGACGGCGACGGATCGTAAGGCGCCGCCGGTTGTGAAGCTGTCCACGAAGAAACTGGACGCATGACCGATCGGTGGGAGGAGTACGCGACCGGGTCGCGCGTTGAGCATTTCGCGTGGTGGTGCGAGGAGTTCCTCACGCAGTCGATCGATCAGTTCGCCGGCGAGCCGTTGACGCTTGAGGATTGGCAGCTCGAGATCATGGGCGAGGCGCTGGCGACGGCTGACTCGGACGGCGTCGCGCCGCATTGGCGCTCGGCGATCATCATCGTCCCGCGAAAGAACGGCAAGACGACGATGCTTGCGGCGTACGCGCTCTACCGCCTGTTCAATGATGAGACGCAGCCGGAGATCCTGCTCGCCGCCGCGTCCGATAAGCAGGCCGGCCGCCTGTTCGATACCTGCGTTCAGTTCATCCGCCGATCGCCGCTGCTCTCTGATGGTGTCGCGCTCCGCGAGTACGTCGGCGAGATCAGTCGCGCTGACGGTGGCGGGAAGATCCTGCGCCTAGCGTCGAGCGCCGACCAGCTTCACGGATTCAGCCCCTCGCTTGTGGTGGCCGATGAGATCCACGCCTGGACGAAGCCGAGCCACCGCAAAGCATGGGCTGCGCTGACGACTGCGGGCGGTGCTCGCAAGTCGACCCAAGTGTTTTCTATCACGACGGCCGGCGATGCCAACGGGCGCGAGTCGTCAATCCTCGGCAGGATGATCGACCGTAACGAGGCAGTCGGAGACCTCGAGAAGCATCCGGGGCTGACGATCAGCCGCAACCATGACGCGCGCACGCTCATCTACAACTATGCCGCGCCGACGAAGGATCCGACGGACGTGGCAGCGATGAAGATGGCGAATCCGGCATCGTGGATCACGGAGGAGTACCTCGCCCGACAGGCGAGTAACCCGGAACTCACCGCCGAGGAGGTGCTCCAGTTTCACGGCTGCGTCTGGGTCGCCGGGTCGCAGGCGTGGATTCCGGCCGACTGGTGGAACGCGGCGATCGATCGCGACGTCGAGATCCCGATCGGCGCCCGCGTCACGCTCGGCGTCGATGTCGGCATCGTCCACGACTCGACGGCTGTCGTGATGGCGCACGAGCTCGATGATGGTCGCGTGATGGTCCGGTCCGAGGTGTGGACGCCGCGCCCTGGACAGAACGTCGACCTGACCGTTATCGAGGATTACATCCGCCGCGTGTCGGACGAGTACCAGCTCGCCGGCGTGTTCTACGATCCGCGCTTTTTCGAGCGATCCGCGCAGGTGCTCGACGCGGAAGGCATCCCGGTCGTAACGATGCCGCAGAACTCGGCAACGATGGCCGACGCCTATCAGGCGTGGTACTCCATGCTCGGCGAGGGCAAGATCGTTCACGCGGGAGACGATCCTGAGTTCGCGGCTATGGTGCTCGGCGCCGCCGCGCAGATGAGTGATAGGGGTTGGAGGGTGTCGAAGATTCGCCAGCGGCAGCGAATCGACGCGCTCGTCGCCGGGGTGATGGCTGTGTATGGTGGGGTCGTGCAGTCGGAGACGATGATCGCTCCGGGGTTCTTTAGCGTATGAAATCGGCGGCTATGATATTGGCAATGGAAATCCTCGGCGCGGCCGCTGTCAGCGTGGGCGCGGGACTGATCTTCCCGCCCGCCGGCATCATCGCGGCGGGCATGTTCCTCCTAGTGTTCGCCATTGCCGTCGAGAGGTCGCGTGCTCAGTAGAATCTTCAATCCGGGCGTCGACTCTGGCGAGGAGCGCGCGCTGAGTTTCCAGACGATCTTCGGCTCCGGCGGTGACCTGTTCGTGTCGACCGCGTCGGGCGTGTCGATGAATCAGGACGAGTCGCTGAAGCTCGGCACCGTGTACGCCTGTGTCCGCCTGATCGCGGACAGCATCTCGACGCTCCCGATGGATACCTTCATTCGTCGTGATGGGACGCGGACGCCGTTTCGTCCGCGCCCCGAGTGGCTGGACCGGCCCGAGATCGGCGTTTCCCGCACGGAGCACTTCCAGCAGGTGCTCGTCTCTCTGCTCATCAATGGGAACTCCTTCACGCGAATCCTGCGCGACGATCAGGGCATCGCCGGCCTGATCGTCCTGAATCCGCAGCGCGTCGAGATCCGACTGAACCGGGCGACGCGGCGCCCCGAGTTCGTCTACGACAATCGCGACGTGATCGCGTCCGAGGACATGATCCACATTACCGAGCTGCGCCTGCCGGGCGAGCTGCGCGGCCGGTCCAGGATCGATCTCGTGAAGGAGACGCTCGGCCTATCGAAGGCGCTAGACACGTTCGCGCAACTCTTCTTCGGTCAGGGCTCGCAGGTCGGCGGCATCATCGAATACCCTGGCGCGCTGACGCGCGAGCAGGCGAAGGATCTCGCCGACTCGTTCGAGTTGCAGCACAAGAGTGTTCGCCGGTCGCACCGGCCTGGCGTCCTCTTCGGTGGTGCGAAGTTCACGAAGACGAGCGTCGAGCCGAACGAGGCGCAGATGCTCGAGTCTCGCCAGTTCGCGGTTGAGGAGATCGCGCGCACGTTCCGCTGCCCGCCGTCGATGATCGGCGTGACGACGCCGGGCGCGATGTCGTACGCCTCGGTCGAGCAGAACGGCATCCAGTTCGTGCAGCACACGCTCCGCCCGTACATCGTGAAGATCGAGGACGCCTATTCGACGCTCCTGCCGGGTGTCGCGTTCCTGAAGTTCAACGTCGATGCGCTTCAGCGTGGCGATCAGGCGAGCCGGTACGCGGCGCACGCCTCGGCCCTCGTGAACGGCTGGTCGTCAATCAATGACATTCGCCGGATCGAGGATATGCCGCCCGTCGACGGCGGCGACGTCTACCGCGTGCCGCTCGCGAACGTCGACCTAGACGCGGCGAACCTTACGGAGCTTGAGAAGAAATCGGGCATCGTGCAGCGCCTCGTGTTCTCCGGCTTCGATCCGGCGTCGATCCTTGCGGCGCTCGACCTGCCGGCGATCCCGCATACGGGCCTGCCGACGACGCAGCTCCAGCCGATCAGTCAGATCGATCCCGAGAATCCGAAAGCGGCCTACCCGGTCGACGGTGAAGCATAGTGGCTATCAGCCAGACGGTGTATACGCTCGGCACGGCGCTTCAGCAGATCCTCGCGCCGAGCACGGACGCGCAGCGCGTCACGATCCAGAACCTCGAGCCGGACCCGGTCGACGGCGGGTATTCGCGCGCAGGTCTCGCGTTCGAGATGTCTCAGATTTTCACGATCGCTGCTGGCGGCACGGCGAGTTTCTCAATGGCGACGCCTGCGGGTGGTGTCCAGTTCATCTCTTACCAGATCGTCAGCACGGGTGCTGAGGTGACGGCGACGCTCGTGGAAGGCGCGACCGTTGCGTCGGCGGGCACTCCGATCGCGGCGTTCAATCTGAATCGCCAGTCGTCTGTCACGCCTACGGCTGTGCTCGATTCGGCGACGAGCGTGTCGGGCGGCACCGTCGTCGCGCGCGAACTCGTCACGTCCGCGCACAAGGTTTCGGGCTCGGCCGATTCTGAGAAGATCTATACGCTCAAGGGATCCAGCACGTACGCGATGCAGTTCGCGAACGGTGGCAATCAGGAGACGAAGGTCTACTTCGATCTCGTCTGGTCAGAAGACTTCAACGGTCAGCACGAAGTATGGTTCGGCGCTAACGGTTCGGCGTATCGCCTGAATGCTGGCGAAACTGTCCAGCTGACGATGGACGCTGGCGAGTCGATCGCGGCTCTCGCCGGCGGGACCGCAGTCCAGGTAGCCGTCATCAGGCAGGACTAGCCGGTGCCGTACTTCATCACGGACACGAGCCCGGACTGTGATGGCTGGGCGACGATCAAGGAGGACGGCGAGGTGATCGGCTGCCACGAGACGAAGCAGGCCGCGATCGATCAGATGGTCGCCGTCAGCATCGCCGAGGGTATGGAGCCAGGCGGCGAGCGCAATCTTGACGGGCCGCCGGCGATCATCGTCGACATCGATGGAACGCTCCTCACGTTCGAGGGCGAGCCGATCCGCAATGTCGTCGACTTCGTGGACGAGTACGGAGGCGAGGTCATCATCGTCACGGCTCGCGTCGATGATGACCGCGCAGAAACGGTCGCCGAACTCGAGGCCGCCGATGTTGATTGGGACCAGCTCTTCATGAAGCCGACGGCCGACGCGGACTCGCTCGCCTTCAAGTCGGAGACGGTGAAGGATCTCCTCGACGTCTACAACATCGAACTCGCAATCGAGAATGACGAGGACATTCGCGCCGAGTACGCGCGAATCGGCATCACGACGCTGACGCCCGACGCGGTCGATCCAGCCGAACTGCCCGAGATGGTCGAGCGGCAAGTCGACCTGACGCTGCCCGCGTACATCCGCGCCGCCGCTGCGCGCGGTCTTGAGCTGCGCGCTGAGGGCTATGGCGGTGATGGCCTCGTCGAGCGCACGATTCGCGAGGCTCGCCTGATGGCTGACGGCGAGGTGTCGGAGGATAAGGTCGTCCGCGTGGCTGCCTGGGCGGCTCGTCATCTCGTCGACCTCGACGCGCCGCAGAACTCTGACGCGGACGCGGACGGCTGGCCGGGCAATGGCGCCGTCGCGTTCTACCTCTGGGGCATCGATCCGCTGGACCCGCGGCCGGCGATCGAATGGTTCAATCGCAAGCGCGACCAGATCGCCGAGGAGGAGGAGGCAGAGGATCGGCGCTGGTATGGATCGCTCGCGGTTCGCGACCGGCCGGGTGCTACCCTGTTCCGTATGGAGAACGGTGTAGAGCAGCGTCGCGTCACGGTCAACGAGTTCGAGATTCGCAACGCGGCGGAGGGTGACGGCATGACGTTCGTCGGCCTCGCGGCTGCGTTCAACTCTCCGAGTCAGCCGTTGCCGTTCATTGAGCGGATCGCGCCGGGCGCGTTCTCGCGTTCGCTGCGTTCGCGGAACGAGATCAAGCTGTTCGTGAATCACGACACGTCGCGCGTCCTCGCATCGAAGCGGGCCGGCACGCTGCGCCTGTCCGAATCTGGTCGCGGACTTGAGGTCGAGGCGGACCTGCCCGACACGACGGACGGCCGCGACATGGCTGTCCTGCTCAAGCGCGGCGATATCGATTCAATGAGCTTCGGCTTCTCCGTCCCGAAGGGCGGCGACTCGTGGAGTGATGACGGGCAGGAGCGCGAGCTGCGCGAGGTGCGTCTTCACGAGGTTTCGATCGTGACGGGCTTCCCGGCGTACGAGGCGACGGCCGCTACCGTTCGCAGCCTCGACGGCCTGGTCGACGCGACGGGCCTCGAGGCCGAGAAGCTGAACGCGGCGATCACGGCCCTCGAGAAGGGCGAGACGCTGGACGACGAGCTCGCCGGCGTCCTCGACGCTGCGGTGACGAAGCTCCGCACGGAGCGTGACGACGTCGCCGCGAAGCTGGCGATGAAGCAGAAGCAGCTCGACGTGCTGCTCGCCCGCGTCTAGCCTCTACATTCTGCGGACTCTAGTTTCCCCTATTTGCGGGGTTATGATTCTGGTGTCTAGAGCGGAGCCGCTCGGGCGTTCGGTTTCGCGGAGCCGCGGCCGGTAATCAGTCAACACGATTTCCGAAAGGGGAGATCAGATGTCCGAGTACATCAAGCGCCAGCACGATCTTCGCCAGGCCGCGTGGCACGAGGCGAAGCACCTGCTCGATACGGCGGCCGCGGAGAAGCGCGACCTGACCGGCGAGGAAGAGGAGCAGTACCAGAAGATCTCCGCCGAGCTCGACACTCGCGCGCAGATCATCGATCAGCTGAAGTCCGACGAGGAGCGCGCTGCGCGCCTCGACGCGGTCGCGGCTGAGATCCGCACGGACGAGGAGCCCGCGGGCGACGACTCCGACGCGGAGGCCATCCGCGCCCTCGCGCGCGGCGAGGTCCGGTCGTACAACTTCGAGAAGCGCGACGTCCTCACGTCGTCGACGGGTGCTCCGGTCCCGACCTCGTTCTACGATCAGGTCATCCTGAAGGCTCGCCTCGTGGGCCCGATGCTCGACGTCCCGATGCAGATGAACACGGCCGGTGGCGAGACGATCCAGGTCCCGAGCTTGTCGTCCTACTCGTCCTCGAGCACCGTCACCGCTCAGGGCGCGAACTTCTCCGAGTCCGATCCGGTGTTCAACACCTTCGTCAACCTCTCGGCGTTCAAGTTCGGCTTCCTGATCCAGGTCAGCCGCGAGATGATCGAGGATTCCGGCGTGGATCTCCTCGGCTTCCTCGCCGATCAGGTCGGAAACGGTCTGGGCTACAACGTCCAGAACGCGCTGACGACCGGCACCGGCACCGTGCAGCCGAACGGCATCGTCACGGCTTCGGGTTCGGGCGTCACGGGTGGCACGGGTGTCTCCGGTGCCTTCACCGCCGACAACCTGATCGACCTCTACTACAGCCTGGACGGCGCGGCGCGCCTGCTCCCGGGCATCGGGTGGATGATGAACGGCACGTCGATCGGCGCCGTCCGCAAGCTGAAGGACACCGCCGGCAACTACGTGTTCGATCCGGCCGCCGACGGCAACCGCCGCGACCTGCTCCTGTCGGTCCCGGTCTACGAGAATCCGCACATGGCTTCTCCGGGCACCGCCGCCAAGTCGGTCATCTGCGGTCACCTCCCGTCGTACATGGTGCGTTCGGTCGGCGGCATCCGCCTCGACCGCTCGGACGACTTCGCGTTCAACGCGGATCTCGTCACGTTCCGCGCGTCGATGCGCGTCGACGGCAACCTGCCGCAGACGTCGCACATCAAGCACTTCATCGGCGCCGCGTCCTAGTACGCGACTCCGAGTGGTAACCTACGGGCCGTCGATCTTCGGATCGGCGGCCCTTAGTCTTTAGGGAGGGATTGTGTCGAATCGGCAGATGCGTCGAGCGGCTGCGAAGACGAAGCGCGTCGATCCCGGCGTCCAGCCGATGCGCGTCTTGTGGGCGAGCAATGCGCCTTTCGCCGCGACGGGCTACGGCGTTCAGACGGCGCAGGTCGTCGACCGCCTAAAGCGCGACGGGCACGAGATCGCCGTCGCCTGCAACTTCGGCCTGCAGGGTTCGGAGACGGAATGGGGCGGCGTCAAGCTGTACCCGACCGGCGTGTCGCCCTACTCGGACGACATCCTGTGCGCGCATTGGCAGCATTGGTCGAGCGGATCGCCGCTATCGAGCGCCGTCGTCACGCTCTTCGATGTCTGGGCGCTGAAGAATCCAAGCATCGATCAGATCGGCAAGATCGCCGCGTGGGTTCCGATCGATCATCAGCCCGGCCCGCCGGACGTGATCCGATGGCTGAAGAAGCCGAATGTCATGCCGATCGCCATGTCGCAGTTCGGCTCGCGGATGCTTGACCTCGAGAAGATCGATCACGAGTACGCGCCGCACGCATTCGATCCGAAGGTCTTCAAGCCGACGCCGTCCTTCCTGGACGCGCAGGGCAAGACGATCCGAGGCCGCGACATCATGGGCATCAATGACCCGGACGCTTTCGTCGTCATGATGAACTCGGCGAATAAGGGCAGGACGCCGCCGCGGAAGTGTTGGGGCGAGAATCTGCTCGCGTTCAGCGTGTTCGCGCAGGACAAGCCGGACGCGATCCTGTACCTGCACACGGACGAGTCGGCCGCTCTCGGCGGCGTGGATATCCAGAAGCTCGTCCGCGCGTGCGGTATCAGACCTGAGCAGGTCCGTGTCGTGAATCAGTACCTCTATCGGATGAACATGCCGCAGGTTGCGCTTGCCGCGCTCTACTCGGACGCGGACGTGCTGCTCGCAACGTCGGCCGGTGAGGGCTTCGGCGTGCCCGTCATCGAGGCGCAGGCGTGCGGCCTGCCCGTCATCGTGAGCAACTTCTCGGCGCAGCCCGAGCTCGTCGGCGACGGCTGGGTCATCGATGGCCAGCCGCTCTGGGATCCGAATCAGGATTCGTGGTTCTTCACGCCGCACGTTCATCACATCGTCCAGGCGCTAGAGCAGGCGTACGCGCGTGAGCGAGGCAATGCGAGCGCGGACGCTCTCGCATTCGCGAAGGACTACGAGGCCGATGCCGTCTTCGCGAAGTATTGGCGTCCGATCATGCAGCGCCTCGCAGCGTGGCAGCCGTGATCGACGTCGTCATCATCCCGGTCCTGAATCGGTACGACCTGCTCGAGCGCGCCATCGAAAGCCTCGACGAAGTCGAGACGCTGATCGTCATTGATAACGGTGACGGCCTGCCGGATCATTACCTGGACACGATTCAGATGCGGATGATCGCGAAGCGCCGCTACCTGTGGAAGATGCCGTCGAATCTAGGCGTCGCGACTAGCTGGAACCTCGGCATCAAGGCGACGCCGCACGCGAGCGGCTGGCTGCTCCTGAACTCTGACGCCTGTTTCGGCGAGGACGCCTTCTCGATCTTCTCGCAGGACACGATCGGCGGCGACGTTGTCCAAGCGGGCGCGCCGCCGTGGTGCTGCACGTGGATCAGCGCGAAGGCTGTAAAGCGCGTCGGCCTGTTCTGCGAACGCTTCCACCCGGCGTATATGGAGGATGTCGATTGGGAGCGTCGCGCTCGCGTGCATGGCATGACGTTCGTGCAGTCGGCTGCGGTCGTGCATCACGACAACTCGAGCACGATCGCGAGCGATCCCGTCAAGGCGGAGCGCAATCGCGAGACGCACGCCGCGAATCACGCGCTCTACGAGTACCGCTGGGCACAGGCGGTAAATGGCTTGCCGCGTGATATGGAGTGGAGCCTCGCGACGCGACTCCAGCAGTCCTGGTGATCCGCACGCTCGTCACCGGTTACGGGTATTGGGGAGGTGTACTGACGCGGAACCTTCTCGATCATCCCGGCTTTTTCGTCGCCGGCGTTCACGACCCCGATGCGGAGCGGCGAGCGGTCGCGCGAGCGGCGAATCTGTATACCTTTCGTACGCTGTCGGATGCGTTGGATTTCACGACGCCGCAACTCGTGGTCATCGCGTCGCCGATCGGCACGCAGGTCGAGGCGGCGATGATGGCGCTCGCGCGTCATGCGAATGTGATGATCGCGAAGCCGGGCGCAACGAGCCTCGTCGATCTGCGCCGCATCGATTCGCTGGCGCAGCGTAAGAAGCGCGTCGCCGTGATCGACTACACAATGCGTCACGCCTGGACGTTCCATCAGATGCAGACCGAATCCGCATCGTGGGGGAACATCCTCGAGGTGACGACGGAACGCTTCAGCGTCGGGACTCGGTCGCCGGCGCCGATCCTGTACGACATGATGGTTCACGACGTCGCGCTCCTTCACGCGCTCAGAGATGCACCGTGGCGCGTCCGTAGCGTGCATCGCGGAGATCATCATCTGCACGTATGGCTGGATACGGATTGGGCCGTCGCGACGCTTACGGCGCGTACGGACGCTGAGGATCAGCGCCGCACGATGCGTCTCGTCTGCTCAGGCGGGGATACGTCGTGGGATCAGCTGGCCGATGAGGCGGCGCCGACGCCTGTCGAGCGCAGCCTCTCCGATATGGCTCGCAGGATCAATGCGGGCGATCACGATATGACGCTCGAGCATCGCGTCGTCGCAACCCTGGAGGACATCGAGCAGGCATGATTCACGACACCGTCATCATTCGCGGCAACGTCGATATCGGCGAGAACGTCACGATCGAACCGTACGCCGTGATTACCGGCCCGTGCCGCATCGGAGACGATTCGTACATCGGCGCGCACGCGATGATCGGCGGATCTCCGCAGCATCGCGGCTCGTATCCGAGCGGCCTTGACGCGCCCGTCCGGCACGCCGGGATTGCGATCGGTCGCGGTGCGTGTCTGCGCGAGTACGTCACCGTTCATCATGGGATCGTGGATGAGACGCGCGTGGGGGCTGACGCGCTCGTCATGGCTTATTCGCATATCTCGCACGACTCGCAGGTCGGCGATCGCGTGACGCTTAGTACGGGCAGTACGCTCGGCGGCTTCACGATCATCGATCAGGATGCGACGTTCGGTCAGGGAGCGATCACGCACCCGTGGTGCGTCGTTGGCGAGTCGGCAATGATCGGGTTGAATGCGAGCGTCATCAAAGACGTGATGCCGTTCTGTAAGGTCGCGGGTTCTCCCGCTCGCGTCCTCGGATCGAATATGCATAGGGATCCGCGCTTGCCGCGCGAGTATGACGAACTCGCCCTGAGCGCGGACGTATGGGATCGGTGGAATGAGGTCTTGCAGTTGCGTCTCGACATGAAGCACGCCTTTCGTGAGGCGGCGTGACGCCGCGTATCGCTGTCGTTACGGCGAGCCTGCCGGAGCGTGTCGAGTTCCGTGCCGAGTGCGTGGCGGCCGTGGCGGCGCAGACGCTCCAGCCGATCGCGCATCTCGTGCATCTTGACTATGAGCGGCAGGGCCCGGCGCGCTGCCTGAATGCGCTGACGCGGAGCGCAGTTGAGGCGGGCGCCGAGTGGATCGCGCAGATCGCTGACGATGACGTCATGCTGACGAATCACCTCGCGACACTCGCGACCAGGACGGACGCCGACATCATCTACACGTACTGCCATGTCGAGGGCCGCGGCGGGTGGAATCCGAACGCGCCCTTCGATGCTGATCGGCTGCGGCGCGGCAACTACATCCCGGCGACCAGCATGATCCGCGCCGAGCTGTGCGCCGAGCTCGGGTGGCGCGCCGATGCGGCGCACGGTTTCGAGGATTGGGACTTCTGGCTTCGCGCGCTGGACCGTGGCGCCGTCTTCGCGTGTGTTCCTGAGGTGACGTGGCGGTACCGATTCCACGGCGGGAACCTGTCTACCGCGCTGTAGACTATTCACATGGCGATCACGAACGGCTATGCCACGCTCACGAACGTCAAGGCCGCGCTGCGTATCACGGACAGCGTCGATGACACGCTCCTCGAGGGCGCCATCGAATCCGCGTCCAGGCTGATCGACGGGTACGCGATGCGGAACTTCTACCAGTCCGGCACCGTGACGCGGTACTTCAATACGCCCGACCCGCTGTTCTGCCAGATCGACGACCTCGCCGGCACCGCGATCACGGTCGAGTCGAACCCGGCGAGCGATGGCAACTGGGTCACCTGGGCCGTGACGGACTACCAGCTCGAGCCGCTGAACGGGAATCTCGACGGCATCCCGTGGGCGTACGATCGCATCCGCGCCGTCGAGGACTACGTCTTTCCGACGGGAAATCAGTTCGCCGACGAGGGCGAGGCACTCGTCCGCGTGACGGGCGTCTTCGGCTGGCCGAGCGTGCCGAAGGCGATCGAGGTCGCGACGATCATCCAGTCGACGCGGATCTTCAAGCGATTCGACTCGCCGCTCGGCGTCGCCGGCTTCGGCGATTTCGGCGCCGTCCGCGTGTCGCGCTTCCTCGACCCTGACGTCGAGCAGCTCGTGATGCCGTACAAGAAGATGCGGAACATCAGGTGAGCACGGTCGCGCAGGTGAAGACGGCGATCGCGTCGAGCCTCGGCGCCATCACCGGGCTCCGCACTTACAATCGCCAGCCCGACCAGGTCAATGTTCCTATGGCGTTCCCGAGCCTGCGCTCCATCGAGTATCACGGCGCGATGGGGAATGGCATGGTCACGCATAACTACGACATCACCGTCATCGTCGGTCGTGCTGCGGAGCGCAGCGCCGAGACGCTCCTGGACTCCTACCTGTCCTTCGGTAGCGGCTCCGTGCGGTGGGCGCTCGAGTCGGATCGCACGCTCGGCGGCACCGTCGACACGAGCATCGTCGAGAGCGCCGGCAACATCCAGACAATCGACGCGAACGACACGACGTACCTGACCGTCGATTTCCGTTTCGTCGCGCAGGTGAGGGGCTAGTCGTGGCGCGTGAATGGATCGTCGCGCCAGGGCATGTCGTCGCCGGCAAGAGCGAAGGTTGCAAGGTCACGAAGCGCGACGTGGATCGGATTGACATCCTTGTGGAGTCTGGACGCCTGATCCCCGTAGAGCCGGATTCGTCGGCTAAGATGAAGGCTGCAAACGTCGACGTCCCAAAGGAGGACGATCACATTGGCTAAGCTCGTCCTCACGGATGCGAACATCACTCTCGGCGGCACGGATATCTCGTCCGACGTCGCCGCTGTCACCATCTCCTCGACGAGTGCCGAGGTAGAGACCACCGCGTTTGGACAGGGTGCTGTCACGCGCGTCGGTGGCCTCAAGGACAACTCGGTCACGCTGTCGATCCACAACGAGTACAGCTCGATCGAGGGCCTGATCTACCCGCTGATCGGCTCGACCGCGACCATCGTCGTCAAGCCGAACGGCACCGCCGTCGGCACCGCGAACCCGTCCTACTCGGCGACCGTCCTGGTCACGGAGTGGACGCCGGTCAACGGCGCGGTCGGCGAGCTCAACACCGCCGACGTGACGTGGCCGATCTCGGGCACGATCACGAAGGCCACCGCGTAACCTGACGCCGCGCTAGCGGCAACGGAGGGAGCAGGGATGCAGGTTCAGTTCAAGATCAAGCCGAA